GGCAAAATGACTAACCAGCCAGTAGATGCTTTCAACCACTTTATAGATGCTAGTAGATATGCAATTACCTGGAGACAGACAAGACCAAACTACGGTCAATATGCAATAGGGTAGTCTAAAAACCACATTAAAAACGTTATATAAATATGACAATTAATCTTCCAAGAACATACGAAGACATCACTATAAAACAGATCATGCAAGTAGGAGACAAAGAGCTTAATGATATAGAGCTTGTCCGAATCTTTGCTGGTCTTACTCATGGTCAAGTGAATGAGCTTCCCTATGCAATGATTGAAAAGGGAGCAGAGCATATCAACGAGATATTGCAACAACCTACAAGCAAGCACTTCAAGAAGATCAAAGTTGGAGGAGTTGATCATGGCTTCATACCAGATTGGTCAGAGCTAAAGACAAAGGAATACGTTGATCTAACTACTTACTGTGCAGATGCTATTACAAACGCTGATAAGGTGCTTTCTATTCTTTACAGACCTATTACAAGAGACATAGGAGAGAAGTACGATATAGAAGACTACAACGGCACAAAAAACCTGGAAGCATATCAAGAGCTGAGTGCTAGTTATTTATATGGTGCGCTGGTTTTTTTTTCGACTATTCTAGAAGATTACAAAGCCAGTTTAGCGCAATCTTTAATACAAGCGACTCTGGAAACGAAGAAACAAATAGAACGACCAGCCAAGAGGCTTTTAGCGAGCGTTGGAGCTGGTATCATCTCCTCGTTGAATTGGCTCAAGGAGACGTGCTTAAAATTGATAAACTGGTTGAATTACCTATTACGCAAATCTTAATGCACAAAGCGTACTTGCAAGACGTAGAAAACTTATCTAAGAATGACTTATAACAATATCATAGAGCTATTTGAGAGGTTTGCTGACAATCATTTCTTTGTCAAGAAGTTCTATCAAGGAGAGATACCTGAGATCACAAACGACAAGAAGACAGAGTACCCATTACTCTATCCTTTATATACTGGTTCTACTTACGATGTCCATGTAGAAAACATGAATTTTGAAGTCTATATCCTGGACTTGCCATTGACCAAAGAAGATAGGGTAGACCAACAAAGAAACATAGTAAGCGATTGCAAGCAAGTAGCAGAAGACATTATAGCAGACATCAACAACGGTGGAAACATCTTTGTCTTCACAGATCAAGTAGACGTAGTAGACAGCTCCATAACTCCAGCTATTGATACTCAGACTAATCTCATGAGTGGAGTGATCTTGAACTTGACAATAGCTTTACCATATACAGCAAGTGCTTGTAATGCTCCTTTGACTGGAGTAACTCCTACGAGTACAGATTGTCAACCAGCAACCTATCAAAACTCTGATGGATCATTTTCGCAAGAGATATCAAGCGGAAACACTTTCACAAGCTCTGACATTACTGTGACAGATGTAAATGGAAGCACAAGAGCAGTACCAACCAACAAGAATATCACTTGCGCTTTTTCTAGTATTGTAGTCAAAGACAGCGGAGGTAATACTCTGACCACAATAGCAAGCTATCCAGTAGGTGGAGAAGTTACATTGCCTTCTTCGGGCATAGTTTATGAGAGTCGATTTCCAATATTCACTGAGAGCTATGTAACTGGTGACAGTTGGGATCACTACACTTCGGGAGATTATGACAGAACTATCCCAACTCTACCAGCTAGCTATGCAACGATCAAAAGGACTGCTACACAAGCAGACGTAAGGGGAACACCAGCAACGGGAACAAGCGGAACGGATGCCGTAGTTCCTACCATACTAGAAAGCAATAACGCTTTTGGCAACAAGTTTAGATTCACAGATGATCAAGGTAATGCGTCAAATGCTACGGTTGGAACAAACCTTTATGCTCACGTAGATTGGCTTAATCATGATTGGACTACTGCTGGTTCTACGGCTTACTATGTTATAGATCATTTAACAGGGTTTGGTTATACAGTCAAGTATGAAGAAGACGGCGTGATATTTAACATGAACAGCACAAGCGATGGTCAAAGTTGGGCGGACTGGATAGCATTTATTAACGGCACACATCATGGCTATACTGGTTGGATGCCTTTGGACTTGTCCGATATTCAGACTGCACATGGAGCTTATTCACAACCCGATCTAACTTGGGCAGATAAATTTTTTGAGTTTCACACTCTTTCAACTAGGGGTACATTTCTCACTGGAGAAAGTGCTAGCTCAGTTGGTTTGCAAGTTATATATGATACAAGCAGTTATGACCTAGTACGTGCGTCAAGCAAAACCCCAAGCGGTAACTTTATTCATAGAACTACAAACTGTTTCATGAAAAGAAAACATTACTAAAATGAATAAATATATCAGACAAACGATAGTACAGTACATTGTTGAAGATGAAGTAGAGGCTAACAGCTACGCAGAAGCAGAGGCTTTACCTATCACACAAGAAGTGCCAGAAGGTGCTGTACTTGAAGTGCCAATAGCAATATTGAAAGATAATTACAGAAAAGGTAAATGATATTCACAGAGACAAATAAGGTCTTGAATGAGTGGGGTAGACTAGGGGTAGAAAGGTCTCAGTTCGAGCTGAAAATAACTCGTACAATCAGAGGTCGAAAAGTATCAAGGGTAGCAAGCGGAAACCTGGGAAAAGGAATCTATTACCAAGTGCTTAGACAAAAGAGAGACTTTGCGGTTAAGTTCGGAGTGCAAGGAATAGCATCAAAATACTCTAGCTTCATTCATGATGGGGTAAACGGAACAGAGGTCAATGTTGGAGGTGCTTACTCATTCAAGAAGAAGTTTGTCAATATGGATGCAATCAGAAAGTGGATCATAGCTAAACCGGTTGCTTTACGTGATCCAAAGACTGGAGCTTTTGTAAGCAAGACAGAGAAGAACATAGATAGAGCTACTTACATGATCAGTAGAAGCATAGCAAAGAAAGGAATAGTAGGAGTGCCATTCATAGATGCTGGATCAGAATGGGCATTCAATAAGATACAGAAGAAGCTGGAAAATGCTTGGGAGCAAGACAGCGTTGATTTTTTAACAGAAGAATAAGATGGCAATTACAATAGTTCAACAACCACAGACGCTCAATATGAAGCGGAGCAATGCAACCTTTGTATGCTCTAGCACTAACGTAGCTAATACTGGCTTTAAGTTTATTGTAGTGGTCAAGGATGGTGCTGGTACTCAGATAGGCAAGTACTACATTCCAGCAAACCCTAGCAACCGCTTAATCTTTGACCTAGCTCCAGTCATAGACCAAGAGGTCAAGATTGACGTAGATGACGCAAACAATGATGCTATCATATTCAATCTGCCTAATAGCTCCAATGATATAATGAGCGGATGCTCTACGGGCTTTCTCAAGTTTGAAGTAGAGTTTGGAGAGCTGTATGAAGTAGGGGGTGTATTGACAGAAGACTTGAATCTAGCATCAGCAGATAAGTACTTTCTTGATGGTGCTACTCAATACAATAAGGGTTTAAATTATGAGTACATAGAGCTTGAGGCGAATCATTTCAAGCGTAAGACTTGGCTCACAGATAGAGAGCTTTCTAGCTCTAAAGTTGATGATGCATATCACATAAAAGCAGGGAATAATGATAGAGGTGTAGTGTGTTTCTTGAATGACAGCACAGGTATCATAAATAGTGATGCAACGAAAATACAGTACAAGATATACAACGCAAGCGGACTGCAAGCCACAGAAAATCTATCAATCACTTCTGCAATAGGTATCGGTTCACCAGCAAGTGCAAATGTCACAGAGAAGCTCGCATACTTTGGCTGTTTACCATCAAACATAGGCAACAACAGTTCACCTTTTACAGCCGACTATCTTAACGTAACTGACTGGACGTATTACACCTTCCAACTAACAGACAACAGCGGAACGGCTAAAAGCAGACATCTAGTAATTGAGAGATCAGATGCTCCATGCAAAAACGAGTATGCTGTGCTTACTTGGCAAAACCAAGTCGGAGGTTGGGACTGGTTTAGATTCGATGGAAAGTCAGACATCAACATAGAGAAAAAAGGAAAGGATTACACAAAGCCAATCGGTGCTTATGGTAATGCTACATTCTCTTACGATACATACAGCAGACAAAAGACTAGCTTTACAATAAACAACAAAAAGAGATTCGTATTAAGGACTGGAGTGATTGATGCAACAGAGCAAGAGCTTTTATCAAACCTACTAAAGAGTCAGAATGTGATGATGGAATACGAGTTTGAATGGCTTCCAGTTACAGTAGACACAAACAGTTTCACAATACAACAGCAGACAGCTCAAGTCAAGTTTGCAAGCATCACCGTTGAAATAGCTCAAGATCAACTATGATAACAATCAAGGTTAACATATCAAGCACAGATCATTACCTGGAGACCTATGAGAATGATCCTATCAATCTCACTTATCAATACTCAGATATAGAGAAGATACAGAGCGCAGTAGGTAGCTTCTCTCAGACGTTTAGAATACCAGCTACGGATGCCAACATGAATGCTTTTGGAGATTACACCAACAGCAATAATCAAGGCTTCAATGCAAAGGTGAAAAGCTCTGCAATAATCTTCTCCGATACCATACCAATCTTGAGAGGTTTCATACAGCTCAAGCAGACATTTATTGTCAACGGTAGACATTCAGAGTATGAGCTAGTATTCTTTGGAGAAGCTGTTGATCTAGCTAGGACTCTTGGAGATAAAAAACTTGCAGACCTTGATCTTTCTGCTTTGAATCATACTGTAAACTATGCTAATGTTATTAGTAGTTGGGCTGGCACTTTAAGCTCTGGTAAAATCAGATACGGTCTTATAGGGAAAAGGAACTACGATAACAACGGAGCTGGAGTAGAAATAAGTGCAAGCAATCCACTATATGCTGGAGACTTTACTCCATGCATAAGAGTCAAGAGTCTAGTAGAGCAAATCTTCACAGACAACAACTTGATCCTTGATAGTGACTTTATCACTAATGATCTTGATGCTTATTACGTGCCTTTGTTCAATGGTAAGATGTTGCCAGATGGTACGACTTCAAACCTAGATCAAGACTTTTTTGTAGGTCTAGTTTCTGGAAGTACGGTTGTGGCTTACTCTGGTATCAATACTAGGCATTTTATTACTGGCTGGTCTGAGGCATCACCATTCTTTGACAATGGCAACAATATTGCCAGCAATCAATTTACTAGTCCGATCAATGCTCAGATACAATTTCACTTCAATGTACTACTAGAGCATACAAGCAACACAGCGACTGCGCCATATTCAACAGATAGGAGTTTTAGGATAGAGTTACATGATACTACGGACAACGTCTTAGTCGGTAATACTCCACCACAGACTATAAGCGTAGGATCAAGTGTTGCTTTAAATGATACCATCATTGTACAAGTAGAGCAAGGTCATACTTACGAGGTGGCAATCTTAGTAGTGGGAGGCATAGCATCAGGTACAATGACTATCAATAGCTCTGGTTTGCTTGCTGGTACTTCTACCTTTTGGAGAGTAGTAAATGTAATTGAAACGGACGGCAGTAGTGTGAATCAACTGTACGGGCAGACATTGGATACTGCTGGAAACTGTCCAGACATCAAGCAAATAGACTTCTTGACTTCCTTGCAAAAGATGTTCAATCTAGTCTTTGTTCCCGATCCATTAATAGAAAACAAGATCAAGATAGCAACCTATGAAGACTATACAAGTGCTGGTACTATCAAAGATTGGTCTGACTACCTTGATCAAAGCAAGGACATTATCATAAAGCCAACAACAGACTTGCAAAAGAAGAACTATGAGTGGAGCTATAAAGCTGACAAGGATTACTTGAATGAGATATACGCTGAACAAGGTGATGGGGTTTATGGAAGGTATCTCATAGAAGATGGACAGAATGACTTTGCTACTGGTGATATAAAGATTGAGCCAGAGCTAGGAGCTTTCCCGCTTGCACCAATAGGAGGCACGAACATCTTGATTCACAAAGCCATTGGAGAGAATGGTCAATTAGTAACTGATCCTTTGTGCAAGGTTGTTCTTTGGGGTGGCTTGATCACAGAAGCTGGACTTGTAGTGTATAACGATGCAACCACTTCAAATGTTACACAGACTCAATACCCATACATAGGTCATTATTCTACTCCAGATGCAACCGTAGGAAGCACAGACTTAAACTATGGCGAGGAGATACCAGCGCACGAGATACAAGGAAACCCTATCAACAATCTCTACCATACCTATTGGGCTAATTATGTGAATCAACTTTACAGCGTAGAGGCTCGCATAATGGAGTGCAGTATGTATCTCACATCACGAGAGATTCATGACTTTGAATTCAGCGACAGAATATGGATTAAAGACAGCTATTGGAGGGTAAACAAGATACAATATCCAGCAACCGAGAAAGCACTAAGCAAGGTCACGTTGATTAAGATTCTTGCAGACGTCAGAGAGTGTGCACAGATACCTGTTTCAATCTCAGCTTTCGGAGTGACTTTTGCGAATGCAGATGGCACTACAACGATTAACCCAAGTCAAACGTGCTGTGAGTTTTATGGTTACGTGTACATAGGCACAAAGTGTTATTTCAAGGGAATTCGAAACCCAAGACCATTGAACACACTTGGCAAGAAACCATTACTTCTTAGCCAGTCTGAGGTTAAAGGAGAAGTTCTAGCTACTGGTCAAGGCATCACAGCTCCTTTAGGGAGCAGTGGAATCGTAACTGGCAAAGACATTACTCTTGGCAATGACAGCATCAATGTATTAGTTACTGGTGAAAATCACCTTGTAGGTGACTTTAAGAATCTGCTTGTATCTGGAAGCAATGTCAACGCTTTTGTAAGTGGAAGGCATCATGGAGGAGGCGCACCTACGGCAACAGCAAAAGGTCTCGCTCAAAGCGGTGAGATAACCTTTATCTATGACGGAGCTTATGCTAGAGCTCAGACCGTAGAGATGCTCATTGATGGAATACCAGACAACAGATTAAGCATACCAAACAATACATCAATGACTGTGGAAATGCATTGGACTGTATTTACAGTAAATCCAGCAAGCGGAGCTTTAGAGGATGCTAATGGTGGAAATTTAGTCGATCTATGGTACAAAAGAAGTGGCGTAGCACAAAGTGTAAACGGTACAAACACTACTCTTGAAAATGAGAGGGCGGGTGGATTAAGTGGAAGCACAATACAAGTGACAGTTGATACCACAACAGATACCAGCCAACATAGGCTAACAACATCAAACAGAAATGTAAATACAAGAAATACTAGGATAGTATGCGTGATGAGATATACAATGACAACTCTATAAAAGAGGCAATAAGAATACTGATGAAAGAAGGAAAAGATAACAGAGTGCCAAAGTGGATCAAGATACTTGACAAGTGCCTAGTATGGGTGTACTATCTCGGAAACCTGGCTTTCACGTTTTGGCTAATAAGATTGATTTATAACTGGATCACATGAGCAAGACAGTACAGATAAAATACCAAGCAGATACAGACAGCGCAGTTAAGAATGTAGAGAAGCTCAAAGACTCTATTGATGATGTCAATCAAGAAGTAGAAAAGACTGAATCTAATTTTGATGAGGTCGGAGGTATCATAGATGGCTTTACTGGAGGAGCTGTATCTGGTTTCAGGAATGTGCTAGGATCGGTTAAAGGTCTAAGCGGTGGAATGAAAGGACTCAAGGGTGCAATCATCTCTACAGGTATTGGAGCGTTGATTGTAGCACTTGGAGCTTTATTTGTTCACTTTCAGAATACAGAGAAAGGAGCTAAGATGTTAAAGACTGCTGGCTTTGCTCTAGATGGTCTTTTTGTAGTCTTGACTGAAAGAATAGAGAAGCTCTTTGAAAATGACCTTGTTTCTTTCTTTAACGATCCTTTGCAAAGCATCCAAGACTTCGGAGCAAGCATACAAGAGTATGTGATAGATAATAGTAAAAAGGTCATTCAAGGACTCGGACTTTTAGGTGAAGCTATAAGCAAACTATTTGCAAGAGATTTTGCTGGAGCAATGGAAGTTGGAAAGGAAGGTGCTGTATTGTTAGCAGATGGATTCACTAGACTCAATCCAGCTACGGCTCTTTTGAGAGTACAAGGTGATCTTCTAGTAGAAACATTTACAGATATAGCAGACGAGACAGAGAAAGCAATTAAGGCTGGTGAGAAACTAGCACAAACTGAGATCGATCTAGCCAATGCTACAGCATTATTTACAGTTGAAAGTGTAAAGCTACAAACTGCAATAGATGAGGAGCAGAAGATTATTGATGATACTACCAAATCATTCGATGATAGAAGGAAAGCTCTTGACAAACAAAGTGAGCTAGCTAAACAACTAGCTGAGGACATTGCACAACAAGCCAGACTTGAGGAGAGTTCTTTAAAGCAACGGCTTGCCTTGACAGCTCCATTTGAAGAACAGCTAGAGCTTCAACAGCAACTTGCAGATGCACAAGCAAGCAGACTAGAAGCAGAGTCAAGAGTTACAATCGTAGAGCTAGAGAATGCTCAAAAGAGGAGAGAGCTAAAACAAGAAGAAGAAGACAAGGAAAAAGAGCTACTAGGTGTCAAGAAAGAGATAGCTAACACTTTAGCAGAGACTCAGCTCACAGAGAGAGATCAAGAGCTACGAGCAGAGCAAGAGAAGTATGATGCACTTAAAGCTCTTGCAGAACAATACGGTCTTGATACAGAGCAGATAGAAGCAGAGAGACAAGCCAAGCTAGGACATCTCCAAGATCAGTTTGACCAAGAAGACATTAAGAAACAAAAGGAGCTTAATAGCTTAAAAGTGCAAAGCGCAGTTGGACTTGCCAATGCTTTGTCTAGTGTAGCAGAGGCTTTTGCTGGAGACAATGAAGCAAGGGCAAAGCAAGCTTTCAAGATAAGCAAGGCAGTAGGTATTGCAGAAGCAACTATCAATGCCATAGCTGGAGTCACAACGGCAATAGCTGGTAAAGGAGCAGATGGTACTCTACCATTCTTTGTAAGGCTTGCAAACGGTATCACAGCTGGTGTAACTGGATTGGCTCAAGTAGCAAAGATCAAGAGTACTAGCTTTCAAGGTGGAGGTTCAAGCGGTGGATCAGTTGGTGCTATTGGAGGAGGTGGAGGTCAAGGACAAGCACAGCCATCTTCACCACAGGTAGACTTTAGCTTTTTACAGCAAGGAGCAAATCAAGGAAGCGTTCAAGCATTCGTGATAGGACAAGACGTAACAAATCAACAGCAAGCAGATCAACTTCTGCAAGATCAAACAAGACTATGAAGATAATAGAACTTATAATCAATGACGAAGATGAGTTTGGAGTACAAGCAATCTCGCTAGTAGATGCTCCAGCTATCGAAGAAAACTGGCTCACATTGAAAAGCCAAGACTTAAAACTCCAAGCAGTAGATCAAGACAAGCGCATCTTGATAGGTGCTTCTCTAGTTCCTAACCGACCTATCTACAGAACAGACGGAGAGGAGGAGTGGTATGTACACATCTCACAAGAAACGGTGAAGCAAGTGGCTTATAAGTTCATGAGACAAGGCTACCAGCACAATACAACCTTTCAGCATGAGAGTGATCTAGATGGAAATGTAGTAGTGGAGTCTTGGATAGTAGAAAGCGAAATGGACAAGAGCTACCAGTACGGACTCAATCCTCCAATGGGTACTTGGATGGTATCTATGCAGATTGGCTCTCAGGACTTTTGGGAGCAGTACGTCAAATCTGGAGAGGTAAAAGGATTCTCAATAGAAGGCAAATTCCTAGATGCCATGCACGAGGATATGAGCAAAGGTATAGTCAAAAGAGATAAGAGATACAAACAAGGCAGTAAAGTTGAAATGGAATCTTACACAGACTATCCAGATGCTGTCAAGAACAATGCTAAGAAAGGGATTGAGCTGAATGAGAAGAACGGTAATAAATGCGCTACTCAGACTGGAAAGGTAAGAGCGCAACAGCTCGCAAAAGGTGAAGCTATCAGTCTTGAAACCATTAAAAGAATGTTCTCCTATTTAAGCAGAGCAGAGGAGTACTATGATCCAAGTGATACTTCTGCTTGTGGTACTATCTCATACTTGTTATGGGGTGGCAAGGCTGGCTTGAGATGGTCAAGGTCTAAACTCGCAGAGCTTGAGCTTTCAGAGATTGTAAGAGAGCTTGAAACGATGGAAGCAGAACTAGATCAAATCCATCTTGAAGACTTTGCTACAATGATTGTGAACGATGATTATGCCATCATAGATGATCGTCTTGCTTACTCATCAAAAGAACTAGCAGAGAAAGCTGGCAAGGACTTAGGAATCGAAGGAGTGCATGAGCATGAGCTTGATGGAAAGACCTGGTACATGGTCGGAGATACTCACATACTAAAGCAGAATTATGCAGAGGTAGGTGAAAGAGGAGGAGTAAAGCGATCAAAGAAAGCTCCAAAGAGTGATACACCCAACAAGAATCCAAAAGGAGAAGGAAGTGCCAAAGGAGATGCAAGTGATACTCGTAGTGCAAAGGTTACAAAGGAAGATGAGGAGAAGCTCCAAAAGAAAAGCGATGAATTCAACGAGAGATACAAAGAGAAGCTAGGATATGGCACTACAGTAGGTATGCTCAAGGCAGTCTATCAACGTGGATTAGGGGCTTTTAATACTTCACATTCTCCAAAGGTCAAAAGTGCCAAACAATGGGCAATGGCTAGGGTAAATGCTTTCCTTTATCTGGTCAAAAATGGAAGACCAGAGAACAAGAAGTACACCACAGACTTTGATCTTTTACCAGCCAAGCATCCAAAAAGTGAGAAATAAAATGGGAAAAACGGCAAAAAAAACGTTATATATATAAAGAAATTAAAAATGGATGTACTAGATCGCATCTTCTCCATCGCTCACAAGTACAATGTAGAGCTAAAGGAAGAAGATCAAAAAGTAGAGCTTGCTGAGGCAAAGCTCAAAGATGGCACAACCGTAGTTACTCCAGCGGAAGCAATGGCAGTTGGCGTTGAAGTATTCGTAGTGAATGCTGATGGCGAGCAGATGCCAGTACCTGATGGGGACTACGAGCTAGAAAACGGAGCTAAAATATCTGTTGAAGGTGGCAAGATAGAAGCCATTGAAGAAGCTCCAGTAGAAGCTCCAGCAGAGCCAGCAGAAGAAGTAGAAGCATCTACTGAAACTGTTGAAGAAGTTGAAGCTGAGAAAGAGGAGAAAGAAGAACTTACTCTTGAAAGCATCACAGCACTTGTAGATGAGAAAGTAGAAGAAGCTCTCAGAAAGTACAAGGAGGAGATGGAAGACAAAGAGAAAGAGAAAGAAGAAAAAATGGCTAAAATGGAGGAGAGTTTTTCAGCACAACTTCCAGCTAAAGCCAAAGTAAAAAAAGAAGAAAAAGTAAATTTAAAAGAACTCAAATCAAACCAGAGAGTGTCGGCTCTCTTTAATCAATACTACAATGGCTGATTCATTAACAATCACATCATCTTATGCAGGGGAGCTGGCGTTACCATATATCGCACCAGCAATACTTTCTGCAAATTCAATTGCTAACAACTATGTTGTGCTTCATGAAGGCGTGAAGAAAAACATCGTTATGAAAAAACTAGCTGGTTCTGCTATCCAAGCGGCTGGCTGTGACTTTCTTCCAGACGAAACAATGACCTTAACAGAGGTTCTACTTACTCCAGAGGAGCTAATGGTTAACGAACAATTCTGTAAGAAAGAATTTCGTGATGACTGGGAAGCAATGCAAACTGGTCGTGGGTTTATCAACGATCAACTTCCTCCTAACTTTCAATCATTCTTGCTTTTGTATCTAGCGAACAAAGTACAAGAAGGAATTGAGACATCAATTTGGAGAGGTGCTTATGACAGTGCTACTGGAAATGAAACTGGTGGTGATGCTGTCACTGGTACTTTCAAAGGTATCATGGGGCATATCGTTGATGGTACTTCTGGAGCTGAAACAACAATCACTGCGGCTCTTACAGCAGATGCGGCGGCTGGTACTGGTATCTTGACTAACTTGGATGCACTTGTTGGAAATGCTCCTAGCGTTACTCAAAACGATCCGAATGCAGTTATCTGTATGTCAAGAAAATCATTGTTCTTACTTCAAAGAGCTATGGCTGGATTGATTGATTCAAACGGAGGTATCTCACCAACTTTTGTAGGTGCGGCTAATCCAACTACATTCTTAGGTTTCCCTATTGTAACACCAGCAGGAATGCCTAACGATACTCTTGTATTGTCAAGACTAGACAACTTCCACTTTGGAACTGACTTAGCTTCTGATTTCAACCAAGCAGTAGTAGTTGATATGACTCAAACTGATGGATCGGACAACGTAAGAGTTGCAATGAGATTCACTGGTGGAACACAAGTAGCAGACTTAAGTCAAGTTTCTGTTGTAAGAAGAACATCGTAATAATAACTTCAAAGCTACCTTGCCCTATCTTGGGTGGGGTGGCTTCTTAATACTTACAATCATGAGTTGCGATTTAGCGGCGGGTAGAGCATTCCCTTGTAAAGATGCTATTGGTGGTATTGTAGAGGTGCTTTTTTCAAAGGCTTCTGCTACTACTTACTCAGCGATTAACACTGGAGTAACAACGATCACTACTGATCCGTTGGTGCTGTATCGTTATGAGCTAACAAGAAACTCTGGTAGCTTTCAGCAGACAGTTACTTCAAGCGTTGAAAATGGAACTGTATTCTATGAGCAAGTGCTTACAATACAATTTCCAAAGATCGAAGCTGGTGTCAATGATGAGATATTTGATCTATTGAAAAATAGACTTGCTATCACAGTTAGAGATACTAATGATAACTTCCACGTAATGGGTTACGAGTACGGAGCAGAGGTTACTGGTGGAACTATTGGAACTGGTACAGCAAAAGGAGACTTAAATGGTTACAACCTTGTCTTTACAGCACAAGAGAAACAGCCAGCTCCTTTCAACGACAACCTAGTAACGGGCGCACCATCAGGAGTTAGTATATCACCACAATACTAGGAGTAGGCTTTTTTCATTTGTTTAATTGATATGGAGGAGGGGTGGCATAATTTGTCACCTTTTCTTTTTTATATATGATACATCTACTACCAAACACAGCAAGCCAAGAGATATACCTTACTTTGAAAGAAGCAGTACGTGACTTTGCCAGCTTTGATGATTACCTGGTAGAGTTTGAGAACTGCATATCAAGAGAAAAGTATTATCTTATAGCCAACGTAACTAGTGACAATGCTAGGTACACAAAAATCACAATAGGTACTAACACTAATGATGCTGTCAACGGCTCTATACAGATAACTGAAACTGGACAATTCTGGTATAGAGTCTATGGTCAGAACAGCACTAGCAATCTTGATCCTACAGACGGAAGCGTGGTAGGAAATATAGAAGACGGAGTGCTACTAATAGAAACGCAAGAGACGTTCTACACAAGACAAACAGCAGTTGAAGTACCGAATAAAGTTTACTATCAATGATACACGGTTTAAACTTAGCCAAATACGTAGAGAGAAGCTACGAAGAAAGACCTAGCTCCAACGGTGAGTTCATTCAATACGGAGCAGATAATCTTTTCCCACAATACCTTATTGACCTATACAATAGCTCACCTACTCACCATGCACTAGTTAACTCTATTGCGACC